GGCAAGTCTTTGTTAAAAGACGTTGCTAACGGTTACCTCTCTTGGAGGTGGGCCGTTAAGCCCATGATCAACGATCTGCGCAAGCTCTTCAACTTTACTAAGGCGGTACATCACCGCGTTAATGAGTTGATGAAGCTTCGCACAGGTAGAACGATCCGGAAATGGTGCAAACTCAGTGAAAGTACCAACGGTCACATCGATAATCCCGCGACATACTTTATGGAGTCGCGGACTTACGGTGGACTGTCGGCAACTGCATGGGCCACTTCCTCGCATACAGCGTGGGGGACCTCAAGGTGGCAATTAGCCCCTGGTTCCAAACTCCCTCAACTAGGGTACGGCGAGCTCGAAAAGCTTGCGCGTCAACTAGCGAGTGGGTTTACAACTCATGAAGCACTTGCTACGGCCTGGGAACTTTGTCCTTGGTCGTGGTTGGCCGATTGGTTTGCGAATACCGGCGATATAATCGCCGCTACGAACAACACAATAGGCCTCACATGGAAGGATATCTGCTACATGCGGACGTCGCGAACTGATGTTCACACGTCTAATTGGAGTGGAGATCCATGGCTACTTGCTGGGTTAGATACCAAGCAAGTATCCGCAGTTTGGACCCGAAAGGAGCGCTACGTTTGCTCTCCTGTCGTACCATTTCCCTTTCCCAAAGTGCCTTTGCTTAATGCAGGGCACTGGTCGATACTGGCGGCTCTTGCGGCACAGAAGGCTGCTTAGCCGTCTGTGTCTCATTCCGTCAGGAGAAGTTCCATGTTGGGCAACACACTCACCCTTCCTCAAGCCGGCGGTGACAAGGTCCTCATTAAGATTAACCAAGATGCGTACTCTTCGGAGTACCTCTTGCGTTCATCTACTGATGAGTACCGCGCACGTATTCGCCACAGCAAAGCTGCTGCGAATAATGGGCGCGCTTACGAGGCTGATCGGCATAACTTTGAAGTTGTGCAGACCATCTTCGAGGCTGCGGGCGTTCCTCAGTATGAACGAAAGTTCTACTTTGTGATCGAAACGAAGCCTGGCGACACCGCCACAGCGTTGGCAGATGCTATTGCGGATCTTATGATCCTCAGTACCAATGCCTTCCTGGCAAGCTTGAATGGCTGGGAGTCCTAGTGAAGCCTACTCTAAAGGAGTAGAAAATGGGCGACTTGGTGTCACCCTGCTGCATTAGACCTCTATGGCCACGGTTTGGGGAGTGTGTCCTGACAGCATGGGACATTTCTAAAGGTTTAACTTTAGTATGTCTAATTGCCATGTCAGGGAACTTCAGAACTTGTGGGAAGGCATCCTCACGGATGCTTACCACGCATTCCCGACCCTTGGAGACGAGTTTGAGAGAGATCTCTCCCGTCTTCAACGAACTGTGGCGCATAGAGGCATTCGAGTTTTTCTCGAAGACCTTCCTGCGATTGGCAAACACTTTGATCGGTGTTTGTCAGACGGTCTGTACAGATTTTCAGGGCTTCCTCTAACTAAGAGGTGCTCCGAAAAAGTAGTGATTCCGAAGTTTCTTCGGGGACTCTACTTACAGATTTTTCACAGTTCAGGTTCGCTGAAGGAGAATTGCAATGTCGAAGCCATCCTCTTTGTCCGCCAGCTCACGTTGGCCTTCAAAAAGGGAAAGCTCAGCTGCACCGAGGAAGCTAACGAAAAAGAAGTCGTTAACTTCCATGCGGTCGACACTCAACTTCCCGAACTTGATGAGTTCTGGCAAGTTGAAGACCGTCCTATACTTCCGGATCTACCTTCGCAGGCAGCATCTAGAAGTTATAGTGACTCCTTACCTGATTTGGTTACTGATGAACCGACCCGGAAACGGGACGGCGAATCCGCTGACAGTCAAATTCTCTGTAAAGAGACTGACTTCAGAGCTCCAAATCGTGATACTGCAAGTACTAAACAATTCCCTTACAAGGGTTTTGCTAAGTCCGAGCTTTATCAAGGCAGGATACAGTCTAGTGATGCGCACTTGCGCAAAGCTATGTCGATTCTCCTGGTTAGGTTAGACTTCGTGTCTAACCTGGTCACCACCACTCTGGGATCGTATGATCCATCCGAGTGGAGGTTCAGACACGGTCCAGGTGCTGTCTCTGAATATCGCGGACCAGCCAATAAATATTATTGGACAAACTGGTCGGATACTTTAGAGGCTGAGTTCCCAATTGCTGATTGTGGTTTCCACAATTATTGCAGTTGGGTAGACAGTTTGCAGACCAGGCCGGAAGTCAGCTCACAAGAGCTGCCTTCTCGGATGGTGTGTGTTCCCAAGACCTACTCGAAACCTCGGCTAATCGCCGCGGAGCCGAGCGCAAATCAATGGTGCCAACAAAATATCTGGCACTATTTTTGCGATCGAAGCAAGGCTTCTTGGATTGATCGTTTTGTTCGCTTTCGCGATCAAACGCTCAACCAA